TGAAATCCTTTTTCTGTAAAAAATGAATACTTAAGGGACGACAACAGATCCGTTATAGCTTACTTCAGAGTAACCATCTAGTCCTAAAAGAACAACATAATTTTTTGCGGCATTAGTAACTGTCACACCAACAGCTCCTTTACCTTTACCAGCTTTGGCAATATCAAAGAATTTTTTATATCCAGTTGGAGCATCTCCTGTAGCAAATGCATCTTCCTGAAATATTTGTATTGTATTGACACCTTCAGATCTATCAAGAGTTATCTTAATATCTCCTGTGCTCGCAGGATTTACTCTAAATCCTCTTACTGCATCTCCTTTATTTCCTGCTGCTGTAGGACCAAGATATGTAACCTCAGACCCAGCATCAACACTAAATGTGTCTAGAGTCGCCTCAATTGTTCGTGTAGCCATGTTTCTTAAGAAATTTGCCCTTCAGTTGAGAGCTGGAATTGAATGTTGGCATCAATGCCGTGATCCTTCATAATGTTGTAAAACATTTGACGATCTAGTGCTTTTTGATGTAAAAGCTCGATGAATGCTTCTTCTAATTCTACGCGGTCTAAAGTTTGAATTGCTAAAGACGCAGCATGAATAGAAAACTCTACATCTACCGGAAGGTTAACATCCATATAAATAAAAGCCTTTATACATATATTACCAACAGTAAATTAATGAGCAATTAATCTAACTCGTCAGAACTTATTTTTCCTAATAGAAGTGTTCCCACACCATATGTTCCTCCAAATAGAACTATAAAACTAATAGCGATTACTTCCATAATAAAATTTTAAGTCTAAAATCATTTTAGGACTACTTAAATTTGACCTTGGATAGTGACCATATTATAAAAAACTTCATGGAGTGTGCTCTAAGTGGGGTAAGTAAAAAACAAGTAATACGTGAATTTAAAAATAGATATAATTTAAATGATAAAGATATTAAATATTTATTAGACTCCTGTTCTTTCAAAACTAAACCGAAAAATATTAATTATTTTAATTTTTATAGAAATAAGTTGACTACTAAATGTAAAAGAATAGAATATCCATTTACACAAATATATAAATATGATGATTTTCTAACAGATAACGAATGCACTAAAATGATTGACTTTATAGATTCTCGATTGACAGCCTCTACAGTTGCAGATGCCGATGATTCTAGACTTATAAATGATTACAGAACGAGTCAATCAGCAAGTTTAGGATATTTTGAAGATGAATTTTTTTTAAATATTGATAAAAAATTAGTAAATTTATTAGAAATCGACCCTTTCCTTGGTGAAAATATGCAAGGTCAAAAATATTTTCCAGGTCAATACTATAAAGAACACCATGATTTCTTTACCCCTTTCACACCAGAATATAAAACTTATTGTGAATGGATGGGTCAAAGAACATGGACAACAATGATTTATTTAAATGATGTGAATGAAGAAGGAGAAACTTATTTTAAACACTTGAAATTAAAAATAAAACCGAAAAAAGGATTACTAATAGCTTGGAATAACTTATTTTTTAATGGTATACCAAACTATAAAACTCTTCATGAAGCTTTACCCCCAGTTAGCGAACAAAAATATATAATTACTAAATGGTGGAGAAGTTGGAGTCTTATCTGATTACCACTTAACTTTATGCGACCAATATCTAGCTGACATTTTATCAGGATTCTTATCTTGAGCATTATGTCTTGCGTAATATGATTTTTTTCTAGCTTTTTCTTTAGCAGTCTTTGGGTTTTTACCAGCCCCTTTTACCCCTTGTTGTCCAAATCTTATTAATTTTTCCTTACCATCTTCACATGCTTTTACAACATGAGACTTCTTTTTATGGTTAGGAGTCTTTTTAGGCTTATTACATTTCAAATGCTCTTTTGAAAGTTTTTTAGCTTTTGCCCTCTTCGACATCAGTTCTTTCTTTATTAGGAGTCATATATGTCATTGTAGCTCTAAGATGCCATTGATTTTTTTTGTGAACTCTTCCACGCTCTACTGCTAAATCCTGTGTAAGATCATCACCTATCATCCCAGCATATTTAGCTAACTCCTCAAAACAGCCAGCAAGCATGTCATGAGAAATACTTAAATCTAAGATGATTTTATCTTGATCAAAAGGGTCAGATATATCTATATCTTTTATCCTTGATGACAATAAATCACTTACACTAGCTGGAGTCAGTACGTTTATAGACCTTATATGTTCGGCAACATCATCAATACCCTCTACCATTTCGGTTTGAATATCTCCTGTAAGGAGATGTATTTGGTAAAATTTTGATCCTAACAGCCCCCAGTGGACTATTTGAGTCTGATTTTGAACCATCACAGAATCTCTCAAGCATTGAACAAGATGTTCATTTACAAGTTGAGCATCCTTTGGATTTACATTAGACATTTAAGCAATCTTTAACTCTCCTGATTGTATCTTAGACCGCAAATCTTGACCCGGTTTTCCATAAAGAGATTCATCTCCAGGTTTTTTAGCCCTTCCATCAACTAAAGAATCATTTTTTTCTTTCTGTTCCTCATGTAATTCTTGAGCATATTGCTTTGCAAAAGCCTTTGCCTCTTCTTCTTTACTAGGAAGCGACCCATCCGATGTCGAAATCATTTGTAATATAAGGTGTTGCGTTATCCGAAGATAAAATTTTGATAGAACTTGATTGTTCCATCCAGTACTTTATTTTACCAAGTCTCTCCTCTTGATAAAATTTATAAGTTGGAGTATACCAATCTTCTAAATGGTTTGATCCTTTTAATCTATTGCATTTAGAACAAGAACAAATCATATTTGATTTAACATTATGACCTCCTTTAAATTTTGGAAGTATATGATCAATCGTGGCAGTATCTTTATTTAATTCCTTATCACAGTAAGCACATTTCCAATCCCAAGCTTCAAAAATACATTGTCGAAATTTATGGCGAGCGTTTTTTGGAGAAAGTTCAATTAGATTTGCTAGTAAATCTTGCTCGCAGTGAATCACATGTATCTTGCAACCTTGTAGAAACTTTATGCTGCATAAACTTACACAAATGTATTAATTACTCCATTAATGAAACTAACTCCCCATCATCTTCTATTTCATAGTCTGCATCTTCGAGGAGTCTTAATAAATAATAATGAATTTTGTCTGTAACCCATTTAAGATCTTCATCTTTGACATCGTTAAAAATTGCATTCAAAGACAAATCTTTTGAGGGGGTGCGTATATGATCTGCTAGTAATTGTAAGGCTTTATATCTATCTTTTGTCATTTCCCTTAGCATTTTAATCACCACTTGCCTCTAGTAATGGTGCTGAAGAATCATCAGAAGCTTGTGCTTCTTTAATTTGTATTTCTATCATTTCTTTAGCTCCTAAAACTTTTAAATAAGAATTCTTAGCAGTTATTAGTTGAGAATCTAATAGCTGAATTTGTTTTGATAATGTTTCAGCCTGTTCATCTATTTGCTTATTAAAATTTTCAAGGTTTTCTAAAGATAATCCGCAAGACATTTTAAATATGTAACTAATTTGAGTATAACCCTACAATAACCTATTAACAATCATTAAAGTCTCTAGCTATCTGACCACCTATTTCTGATCCTTTATCTTGTGAAAACATAGTTACAAATCCTGCAGCTAACCAACCAACAATTGGTATCCCACTAAAAGCAGGTGCGGCTTTTACTCCTACAGAGGCTCCTACAATCTTTCCTGTAGAGTTTCCACTACCTTCCACCTTGAGGCAAGCTAGATCTTTTTCAGTCATCACAGTGCCCTCTACATCGTTATTACTAGATTCTCCTTTCATAGTATAAGTTTCTTCTAGATTTAGTATTCTCTTTTTCTCTCCTAATAAACCTTTTGGTTCTTCTAAATTTTTATATCTTTTTAATACTTTAGGATCATTAGCTCTATAACTTAATCTGTATCCATTTTTTCCTGCCGTTAAATCATAAGAGGTGTAGGGACCTACTGGTATATTTACATTTGGATAGGGTGTTTTAAATCTGTGAGAAACTAAAGAATTCATTAAAGAAATATTAGATATTCCTAAAATGGATACTAAAACTATGATCCCCCAATTTCTGTTCGGTCTACTATACATCTCATTTAGGTTTAGTTTCTGTAACTATTTTAATAGGAGCTTGCTCAATACGCAAGATTTGAGTAGGAGCAGTTTGAGATGCTTTTTCTATTAACTTTTCAATGTCAGCTTTACTTAAACTTGAAACACCATTTGTAGCATTATTCTTATCCATCTTCATAGTTCCATCTCCTCTTTTTTTAGCTGTAGCAACGCCCCAAGTACTAAGGGTTCCAGTAAAAACGCTTGCGATAAAAGTTGGATCTATCTTATTTTGTTCCCAACCTGGGATAGTTATATAGTTAAGAGTAAGGATAAAACCACTCCAAACTAAAACTCCTAATCGAACAAAACCACCTACAATAGCAAGTTGCTCTTCTTTATCATCCAAGTTTTCTTTGATTTTTGTAAAAACATTTTTCTTCTCTTGTGTTTTAGAAGACTCTTTTAAATTTTCAGTCATTTTAAAATCTCAATACATACTAAGTTTACCCTCATGTAAACTTATGTATATTATTTAATTAATACTGAAAAATGAGAAAACTTCTCCCTTTGCTCATATTGATATTTGCCCCAGCAGCTAGAGCAGATATCACTCATAAATTATCTAGCAGTATACAGCTACAAGTAAATGCTGCTGCAACTCAAGTATCCCGAATTGGAAATAGCTATAGTGTTTCTGGAAACAATGTGACTACTCAGTATACACCTGAAGGTGGTTCAGCTACTAACTCAATTGGTTCATTGACAATAGCTTCAGGAGTTGGTTCAATACCTACACTTTCAGCAGTGCAGGCCACAGCAGGTGAATCTTGGAGTTTCACGCAATCATTTACACAAGCAGATGCTATATCCACAAGTGCTCCAAGTACAGGTGCCGTGGTTGCTTATTCCGATCAAACTTCAACTGCAGCAGGGGTTGCAGGAACATTAGCAGGTACAATTGATTCATCTTCAACCATTGCTCTAACAGCCGGAGGAGCAGGTACAGTTGCGACAGGTCAATTTGTAAGCGAAATTTCAATAAAATGAGACTAAAGGATCATGCCTTTGCAATAAAAGAAAAAGAAGATGATGAGACAGATGAGAAAAATAATACCTGTAATCTTTCTAAGTCTGATGAGCACGACTGCGAAGGCAGTACCAGTAGTTCCAAACTTTAATACAGGTGTACTCCAGTCTCATACTGAGACCACTTCAAAAGTGACTGAGACAATAAATGTAATTGATTATCAAACAGGCTGGCAATATACCGTAACTGGCAATAATATAAAGACAGATAGTAGTAGTTTGGTTCCTCCAGCCAAAAGTGTTACTCAAACGCTAAATGGAGTTAATTCAACGTGGACAAATTTAGATTCCTCAAATATGCCAAACTTCTCGATCATAGACGAGACAAAGCCTTGGCAGATGACAACTACACTGAGCCAGCCAGGGTTGAAGTCACAGACAATAATCCAGAGAACTACCGACATAAAATCTGTAACAGATACAACTTCAACCTTCAGTCAGTAAAATATTTATTTTTAGCTTTAAATATATTTAGTGCTCCCCTTTATGCAAATGAAGTGGGAGGGGTTTCAGCCACAGCAAATCCGATTGCGAATTCTTCCGGGAGCGTATCAAATTTGGCAGTGCAAAATTTATCGGGACCGTACCTAACTAATACTTATGGAGGTGGGGTTTCCTGTCAAGGATCTACTCTTTCAATTACTCCATTTGCTACATTGCAGGATTCATGGAAAGAGCCTTACGAATCTGAATGGCTCGATAACGTGTACGACAATTCAGATGTCGATAATGATGGCATATTAGACAATCCTGGGGCTGTTCTTTATCAAAAACCTGTAAGAACAGGTCAAAAAACAAATCACAATATTGGATGGGGCATCAGTATGAATATAACTATACCTCTTGATAAAAGGCACAATGAAAATTGTCTACGTGCTTCCAGCAGTCAAAATCAAATTAATAAACAAATATTAGCTAATAAGAGATTAGATTTTGAGATGGCAAGATTGAAGCACTGTGCCGAGCAAAAACGGTTGGGAGTGACGTTTGCAAAAACTAGCCCATCAGCTCAGATCTGTGCGGATATTATAGTTGCAAATCCTCACGGTGTTGTTCCTAATCATCGTCATTCGATTCCGAAATAAGTTTCTTTTTTCTTTTTAATCCTTTAAATTTTTCTCTATCTTTTTTTCCAAATAAACCTTTAATTTTTTTTATTAATTGCTTTATTAATGGCTTTATTAATTTTAATAAGATAGGTGTTGCAGCTGCTGAAGCCGTTGCTACGACAGCAATTACAGCTGTGGTACTTACTTGTGATGTATTTGGAAGTAGTTTTTCAAGACTAGAACTTGGTTCATACAAAATTACACAAATATTTCCTTGTAATTCATGACCTACAACTATCTCATCTCCACTACGTGTCAAATCTCCAACTCTTGGTTGATTTGGAGCTGGGCATTCTTTCTGATTATCTTTTGGTATGTTATCTAATTTTGGATCAGGAGTTCCCAATTCACTTTCATTATTTTTTTCTTCTTCTTTTTGTTCTTGTTTTTTTCTTGGGGCAGTTCGTACATTAGGGACTACAGCATCTTCAACATAGATTAATTCTTCTGGTTGATAATCTATTGCTTCATAAGTAGGAGATCCAGCATCACATAAAACTACATTTCCTCTCTCATCCTCATCTACTAAATTTTTTGATTTTTTGTTTAAATCATTAAATTTAACACACCCCGGCAAATCTATTATTGGATTACCAATCTGTAAAGTTACTGGAGGACTCTGCGGTAATGATTGTACAGTAGAAAAATAATAATTATCAAGTTTAGGAATAACTACAGTATTTATTAAAATTTCTGGAATATCAGACAATTTTAAAACATTGAAGAAGGAAGCTTAGGAACCACTGGACCAGTAACATCAGGTATAGGAAGAGAGTCTCCTAAAGCACCTCCTAGATTACCTGTAATTGATTCCATAGCCTTTTCTTTTATGTTATTTATTATTGAATCTTTATTAATATAAATAAATAATCCACTCCCTATAACTGTTAAAGAAACTATTCCTGAAGCAACAGCTATTGCATTGATAATTTTCTGCATTTTTTTAAGTATTTATTTAAATTTTACTAAATTGACTGTAATATAGCAAGTTATAAATTTAAGAACTAGTTACTGTCTCCCATGATGATCCATTGTACACCTGTAATTTGTTAACACTTGTGTTATAAATAAATGCACCAGAAGCTAAACCTGATAAATTACCTCTCTCCGATGTGGTTACTTTTGGAATAACCATAAATCTAGTGGTTGCAGCTCCAACACTTGCAAAATTTGGTGTTATTTTTGATCCAGCTATGGCAGCAGTATCACTTACTTTTACATTAGTTATAACTAAATCACCTACTGTACCAGTCTGTAATGATTCTCCTAAAATTAATCCAAAGAAAGATAACCCAGAAGCAGGTGCCGTAGTAAAATTTATACTGCTTGCTGTGATTGTATAATCTGTGCCTGGATTTTGCATCACACCTCCAAGAGAAACTAAGACGTTATTAACACTATCTGGACTTACATTTACAGAAGAAACTTGTAAAGTAAAACTTGTAGTACTACCATTAAAACTACTTGAAATATCATCTACTTCTCTATTGTTATTTGGAACAACAGGTTCTAATCCAACGTATGCCATCTAAATAAATAATTTTAATATCTCTAGTTTAAAATGGCTAATTTTATCAACTAGGTTTTGTCGGCCAAGTAATATTACTTGGATCTGCTTGTGTTGTAATATCACGTAAAGCCTGTCTATAAGTTTTCCAAGCATCAGGCATGGTAAGGTCACTACTAGCTCGCCAATCTGTATCTTTTAACTTACGTTCTCTTTCAATTCTTACCTCTCCCCATTTATTATTTGTTAGAGTAGTCTGCTCATCTGAAGTTGTAGATTCTACTCTAACTGTATAAGCCTTACCACTATCAACATAAGCATCTACTGTAGATAGCTTTTGTGTTGGGGTTGTATAACTAAGAGTTTCTACAAGTTCAACGGTATTATTTGCTGTTAAAAAATCTACATTTGGGCCAGCAGCAGTAAAGCTAGTGTTAGGAAATAATTGTTGGATTGTACCAGTGCTTTTTACAGTAGTGCCATCAATAATTGCGTAGTTCATAATTAATTTAAAAGAACTTTACTCTTAATAAGTATAATCATTTTACTCTCCATAAACCGCATACCTATCATTATCATAACCACCTAATATAAGCTTTCTATTTTTATAATCCATTCCTATACCATAATTAGCAACTCCACTAGCTGAACTTGTAATGTAATAAAATCCAGTTTGAGTATGTGTTCCATTATACCCACTTCCAGATAAAACAATTTCAGTAGCACCATAATGAGAGATGGGATAATAACTATTTGAATATCCTTGAATTACTCCATCTCCTGTCCAAACTAAACCATTGCTATTTGAAGCATTATTACCAGTAGACCATCTTCTTGTAGTACTTACAGTATTACTGCTGATACTAGATGTGCTTGCTGGTAGATCATAACCAAATAAATAAAATTCACTATTATTTAATGTTATTAAATGAGTTCCGCTATAACAAATACCTCTTGTGTAATTATTGGAAGGATTATTTGTTGTATTAGTAGTATAATTCTGATAACCTATATAAGTTCCTGATGGGTAATTAAAATAATAAAATCTTGCATTAGAAGCTGAAATTGCAACAAATACAGGTGTATTATCGCCTAAATATGCAACAGTAATATCTGAACCAGTACTACCTATTCCTGATGATGAATGTCCCGCTAAATTAGTTTGAGAACCACTTGGTTGATAAAGATTTGCATTACCAGAATATGTACTACCTCCATTACTCCATGCGTAACTACTTGCTGTGTTCCATGAAGCAAATATTTTACCTTCTGAATGATCGTAAAATACACCTTTTCCATTATGAGTGTCACTAGAATTACCTTGAAAAAAGTCAGCAGATGTATTGACAATACTTATAGGTGATGCACCAGTTGTAAAGAAACCACTGTAAGCAGAATCATCAAGACCTTGACTAGCAGCAGAACGTAATCGGTGCGATAGTGTCATGAAAGATCTCCAACTGTTGCTCCATATAATTGACTGCCAACTTTAAATAATTCTATTGCTGTAGCGTTAGCACCGCCAAGTGTAGGAGCAGACCCACCGTTCCACTTCATAGTAGGCCAAGTCAAAGTATAGGCAGATGCAGTTGCAGTGACTATAAGAAGCATAGATTGACCTGTAGTTAAACTATCAGTTGCAGTTCTATTTGCTCCTAATGTCCATGTCTGCACCATTCCATTATCAGGATCTAGGGCTACAGATGCAGCATCAGTGATAGCATATACGGTTTCATTTATAGCATCTTCAAAAGTAACTGAACCTGTAAATGTGTCTGCATACTCTAGCTGCCCTACGGCTGTAGCTCCGCTACCAGTAATACTCTTTACGTGTAAAAACTTACTAGCTGTTGCATTATTATCAGGCAAAACCATTGTATAAGACTGACCGGCACTATGAGCAGGAGACTTTATCTTCACACCATGTGATTGTGCCGAGCAGTTTAATTGGATGGTGCCGTCTGTAGATCCTGCACCTTTTATTTTTACAATACCTGTTCCATCTGGAGTAAATACTATATCACCGTTTGATGTACTTGTAGTTATTTCTCTTGTTAAGACATCTAAATTTCCTCCAAGCTGTGGACTCGTGTCCTCAACAACATTACTAATTCCAGCAGCAGGTAAATTTGTTAAATTTGCACCTGATATAGCTGGCAAAGTTGCTGGAAATCTAGCATCTGGTATTGTTCCTGAACCTAAATTAGAGGCATTAAGTGCTGTTAAAGATGCTCCACTTCCTGAAAAAGTTGTTGCCGTAAGTAAACCTGATGAAGAGTTAAAGGTTAAATTAGAACCACTTTTTGGTGGTAAATCACCAGTTGCTGCTGTAGCAAATATAGGAAAACAAGTAGTATCACTTGATTCATCTGCTACAGTGACATTCGTTGCGATATTAGCAGTACCAGAAGTGTTTTGACTTCCTGAAGTATTAACACCTGGAAGATTTATATTTGCTGAACCATCAAAACTAACCCCACCAATAGTGCGAGCAGTCTGCAATGTTGAAGCCGTAGAAGCATTGCCAGTCAAAGCACCAGAAAATCCAGTTGCTGTTAAAACTCCTGATGAAGAGTTAAAAGTTAGGTTTGTTCCTGTTTTAGGCGGAAGATTACCAGTTGCTGCTGTAGCAAATATAGGAAAACAAGTAGTATCACTTGATTCATCTGCAAGTGTAACTTGTGTAGCAGGTCCAATAAATGAGTCTGCTGTAATACCATTAGAACTAAAACTTGCAACTTCGGAAGCATTAGAAACAAATCCAACAGATCCAGATGATTTTCTATATATTCCTGTGTCCGTATCTAAAGTGAAAGTCACAGATGGGACATTAGATGAGCCGTCCGGAAATGTACCCCCTGCATTCAAGTAATCAGCAGTTGCATATATTATTCCAAAAAATGCATGTCCATTTGTAGGAGCACTACTGAAAACTATGTTTGTTCCAACTAAATTAAAACCTGAAGCACCAGTAGGATCTGGTTCTTGAATAACACCATTTACAGATATTAAAATCTGCTGTGGTGATCTTGGAAAAGGTTCAGGAACAGCTCCCGAAACCTGTAAAGCAAAACTTGTAGTGCTGCCATTAAAACTACTGCTTATGTCATCAATTAACCTGTAATCTTCAGCAGAGCGAATAGTATTTCCAATATACGGCATAGCAGATTAAACTAGAATTCATCTTTATTTCTTTAATTATTTTAAGCTCAGTAAATATGGGACTTTTTAACTATTAGGTCCTGCTGTAGATGGCTGGGTCGGCCAAACTACATCTGTAATTAATGTGTATGTCTGGGGAACATCTCTTAAATTCTGTCTATAAGCGGACCATTGAGCCTGATCGACTGAACATCCTGGACTAACAGTCCAATCTGTAGATTTTAAAATATAATCTCTTTTTTTTCTAATGTTTTCCCAAGTAGAATCATCTAATTCTAAAACTTTTTCACCATAAACTATAATTTCAATAGCCTCAACTTTTGATTTAAGACTTTCAAAATTATCAGATAAACTTACTAGGTCATTATTTACTGATAAGCTCATTTTAAGTCTGTTCTAAATAACTTACAGTTACATCAAGAGCACTTGCTGTATCAGTTCTTACTCTTAAGACATCACTGGATTCCATAATTACTTTTGATCCACTAATTAATTCAAGAGAAGATCCAGCTGGGACTGGGGCATTTCTTAAAAGAAATACGTCATCTCCTGAACTAGTAACTAGAAAAACATCAACATTAGCACTAGATGCTGTTTTATTTGAAACTAAAATACTTAGCAGAACTAATGTTGCAGAACCACCAGCTGATAAGACGTTTGCATTAGTGCTGGTATGTGCATCAGTTACACAACTTGATTTCGTATCGACTTTGAACGTGTTTGCCATATTATCCTAAAGCAATAATTAGTGCTAAGTTTTCCTCAGAGTTAAAAGAACCAGTTACTGATAAAGACCCATTAACTTGGACATTACCGGTAAAGGTAGCAGCTCCATTAGAATCTATTGTAAGACGACTAGACCCACCAGTAACTAAGGCTATTTCGTCCGCAGCTGGACTTATAATTCCTGTATTAGAATCACCTGCGAACTTTAAAGCACAGTTACTAATACTTCCTGCTATTAATTGAGAATTAGATCCATCTTGTCTTAATAAGGGAAATCCTCCATTAGTTATCGAATCGTGTATTACAACAGTTTTTAAAGAAGTGTCTACAGTTACTTCTCCTTCAGCACCTTTAAAATTATTGTGCTGAGCTGTTGTACCTCTTCTAAATTGAACTTGAGTAGCCATAATACTATCCTAACGCCACTGCTATTGCGGTAGCAAAACTTTCCGTACTTATTGTCCCATCACTGTCAGGGACAGTCATGGTTCTAGTTGTACTTCCTGTGATTCCAGAACATTCAAAAGCTAATTTTTTACTAGAGTCGCTATTATCACTAACTCTAAAAACATTATCTGCAAAATCAGTTGATCCACCTCCAACTAAAGCAATTGTTCCATCTTGATCAGGTATTGTTAATGTTCTTGTTGTGCTGCCTGATATAGAAGAACAATCTAAAGCAACTATTTTTGTATTATCACTGTTATTTCTAACTCTAAATCCACTATCATTTGATACTACAGCTGTTGAAGTAATCGAAGCTAATCCGGTAAATGTAGTTTGGCTTGATCCTAATGCAACAGAAGAATTTCCTATAGTCAATGTGCTGTTAGCAAGATTACTATTTGCAATTGAAGAGGCAGTTGTTAATACTGTGCCTGTCTCTGCTGGTAATGTTATTGTTACATCAGCTGTGGAAGCCGGGCCTACTAATGTTGCTGAATTTGTTCCGTTATCTGTATCTTCTTTAAAAATTATACTACCAGCAGAAGTAGAAGATCCAGTCAAAATTGGAGCAGTAAGACTCTTGTTGGTTAAAATTTCAGAGCCAGCTAATGTTGCAAACGAACCATCAGTCAATGCAGTATTAAATTGAGCAGTAGTTCCAGATATTGTATTAGAACCAAGAGCTAATGTTTTATTTGTTAATGTTACTGAGTTTGTTAAAGTTACTGGATAAACAATATCGCTAGTTAATGCAACAGTTCCAGTTGAATTTGGAAGAGTTATCGTTTTATCTCCGCCTGATGCATCAGTTGCAGTTAATATTATTTCATCACTATCGGCACTTGATCCTTCAAAAGTTATATTACCAGCAGCTATAGATATAGAATTTGCAGCATCTGCCACTCCAGAAATTAAAGTTGTTGCAGTAAGAGTGGTGGAAGTAAGAGCAGATAGTCCAGCAATTGTTGTTGCTGTTGCACCTAAATTAATAGAAGTACTACCAACTGTTAAAGATGAATTTGCTAATTGAGAATTAGGAATAGAAGATGTCCCAATCTCACCACCAGAAAAAGTTAAACCTGAACCAGAAGCTACACTAATATGTGCTCTTACTTCAGATGCAGACGGTCCTGTGTATGTGATTACTCCTGTTGAGCTATTATATGCAAGACTACCATCCCCTCCAGAATCAGTTACAGATACAGCAGCCCTGGCTCTTGCATTAGTAAAATAAAGATTTGTATTTTCAGATAAATCTGCAGTTGTATTTCCAGCAATATCTAATTTATCTTGAGTATTATCTAACTCCTGAAGAAGACCTGAAACTAAAACTAATGATTTTCTTGTTGCCATTTTATATTCTGATGCAATTTAAAATATTAAATTGCTAATTATATTTATTTTACGTCTAGTAAACCGTCAGCCTAATTTTATAGGACGCTGTATATCTACAATTAATTGACTACTAGATGCAGCTTCTCCTATTTTTGTCACAAAATTTCCTGCATCCTCTGGAGGTAAATTAGTTATAGATCCTGTTGAAGCAGCAGATAAAAAATAAAAATCTCCTGCATCTAAACCAGATGTAGCAATAAGACCTTGTGTAATGACGCTCACTTCTGATCCAGCAGGTTTAGTAGTTTCAACAAAGCCTGCTACCCTTGCTTGATCATAAATATTATTAGCTATAGCTTTACCTACAAATCCATCTGATTGTCTGGAGTAAACAGCATCACCCTGTGTGACATTCTCAAAACATGTAGTTATATAGCCAGTTACTTTAAATACAGTTGAAGTTGGCATTGTAGATTTTGTATCTAAAAGAGCCTCGGTTAATCCTTGAGCATTTGGTTGATAAGGAACGTAATTTTCTACACTAGACATTAACTTAATTTAATAGGTGGTTCAATGTTTATTGCCAAACTAGAGGTAGTTGCAGCTTCTCCTAATCTAACAACGGCTTGTCCGGCAGTTGATGGTGGAGTTAAAGTTATAGCACCTGCTGTTGTTGGAGATAAAAAATATAAATCGCCTGCATTTAAACCAGACATGGTTTTAAGACCTATAACAATAACTTTTACAGTTGAACCTGATTGAGTACCTGAATTTGCAAAGCCGACTACAGAAGCTGCTTCTGATGTTCCGTCTGCTGCAGTTGCTTTACCTACTTGACCATCACTTGTCCTCATATATAAAGCGTCACCTTCGGATACGTTTTCAAATGCATTCGAATCAAAACCGACTTGTAGTGGTGCAAAAGTGGGAAATCCTTCTTTTAAATCAATAACAGCATCAATTAAACCCCTGTAATTCGGTTCATATGGTTCACGAGTAAGTGTAAACCCATTACCTATCATCAAGTCTCGTAAGACTGCAATAGCTCCTTGTATATTCGGTTCGTAAGCAGTAGACATAATTTACCTCAGTTAATATCTATTTTAAACTGTGCCTACCATTATAATAAAAGTATGGAACCTCAAGTTATTGCTGCAATTATATCTGGAAGTATTGGTGCCTTTGCTGGTATCAGTAGAGCTTTAGGTAATTTCAATAAAAAAATAGATAGAAAATTTAATAGAATTCAACGAGAAGTTGATGATTTAAAAAATAGTGTTGTTCATGATTATGTCTTAAAAGAAGATTTTTTAAGAGAAATGCAAGGTGTTCATTCTAAATTAGATAGAATTTTAGATCATCTCCTTAATCATAGTTAGACATTAACCCAACTAGAACTTGAAGCTAAATATATTTTTAAACTTCCACTACCGCCTCCAGCTGTATCCCAATGTAATTGCCCATCTACAGGGTTAGCTGGTTGTCCTGAAGATACAGATGCAACTGCTTTGACTGCTTGGAAAGATGAACCATCATGGACTTTAAATATATGAGTACTGGCTGTATCTAACCAAGTTTCACCTTTACTTGATGATGTAAATCCAACAGCCGACGCATTAGGTGCAGTACCTCCAATATGAACAGGACCTACTTTAATCAAACCTGTACTTGGAGAAGCAGTATCATCTGCAAAAAATAATCCTGGACTTGTATTATTATTATTTAAAGCTAATTCTCCAGCTCCTAATCTTACTGGGAAAGGTCTGTCATTTGCTGTACTTGATCTACGAGTTTGAATTTGAACTGCCATAATTAACTCTCCACATTTAAATATAAACCTGCATCTACTACTGTATCCTGATCAGTATCTGGACTGTATGTACTTGCATCAAGATTACTAGTGGTTGCAGCGGAGTCTACTAACTCTCCATTTATATAATCGCCTGACTGAATCAAACCTGATTCAAAAGCATCAGTAAATTCAATTAAAGGTTTATTAACTATTCCAAATTTTATATCGTCTAAAACAGTTGGAGCTTTATTAAATAACTTATTAACCATTGAGAGTAACCTATTTGTAGTGTTTAATGACTGTCCATCTCTATCTAAATTACCTTTTGAATCTCTTTTCAAACTATCAGTCAAAGTCATAGCAATAACCGAAGGATCAAAATTTGCTACATTTTGATTATTATTAAAGTTACCAATAACTTCTTTAGTTCCTTCCCATTTTGTAGATCGATTATATAAAGCAAAAACTTCAACAGCTTCTTGCATTTTTCTTTTCTCTTTTGCCCATCTTTTTTCCCAATTTTCGTAGCCTTTTCCTATAGGTTTATCATTTGGTTCAAGTAACCATGCTCCTACATATTCATGTTTTTTTAAATTTTCTACTGTTACGTATCCACTTGTGGTTTCAGAGAAAGGATAAATAACTAAAAAACTGTTAGGAGTAGGAACATCAGTGATTGTATATTCTCCTGAAATAGCATTTCCACTTGTAAAATTTAATTGAATTTTATCGTTTTTATTTAAATTATGATTTTCAAAATTCACAGTAATATTTACTCCGGATTGAATATACTTGGCTGCTAATTTAAGTGGCTCATTACCTTCATCATGGAGAAGTGACCACATTGCTGCATAAATATGCTTGCACCAACGTAGTTGATAATAGAGAAGATTTTGAAAAGAAAACTCTTTTTCATCTTCATATTCTGGTAATTGATAAAAATTATTTATAGTCACATATCCTAGATCTCTAAAGGTTCCTGGAATATCTCTTTCAGTTGATAAAGTTCCATCTGGCTGAAGTACATTACCAGGTTTTGTATCTCTTAGGGCTGTGACAGGAAACTTCTCATGACTTTTTTGACTAAATAAATCATAACTATCTCTTCTAGAAAAATCTTGACAAGAACAATTCCATCTTAATTCAGTTGTTAAATATCTACCTACTGCAAATCCTCTATGAGCTGGTACAGTTGTTTTAGCAATTGTATCCACAGTCTTTGCTCCATAGCTATCTGCTTTCTGAAATATTATTTCATTAGTATCTGCATCAGATCCAGTAACGGTATAGCCAACATAATCGTCATATCTGAATCCTCTTAATAATCTATTTAATTTAAGATTTCCAGAAGTTGTTCCACTAGTTATTGTTGTGATTTTAAACTCTGTCGTGGAGGTAACTTCAATTGTATATCTACCAGAAGCAACATTACCAGTACTTACATCCAGAAAGACTTTATTACCTGTTGATAAGCCGTGCACGGAGCTACAAGTTACAGTTACTTCAGAACCAGATCTTGAATATGTTGAAGTAATTCCTGGATCTTTCTCAATGATTCTGTCAGCCATTCTTTCTCCTGCTAAGAATGCAACTTCCGTAGGTAAAGTTCTTAATTTAACTCTTACAAATCTCCATCTAGTGTCATTAAAAGCTGTTGAATTATGATAAATAACATTGCCTGAAGATGTTAAAGAATTAGATGTTGTAACTGTAAATGTATTCTGAGTTTTACTTACGATAGTCAATGTCTCATCAATCGCACTTCCAGTAGAAATATCTAAATAAACACTATCTCCTGGATATAAACCATGATCAGATTTTGTAACAACTAAAGACGTACCACTCTGAGAGTAAGTAGCACTTACTGAAGGTGCTAAATATCTTACTTCGAGTATTGGTAATCCAAATTCGTAGAAACTAAATCCATCTGTATCTCTCATTCCACATATATGTTCACCTAATTCCTGATTTGTAGAGGGGAAAGTAAATATTCTTGCTGGAATGAAAACTCCAGGAAACTGCTGAAACGTGAAAAATAATCTATAGTCCCCTCTTCTATCTCTTTCTTTAGAAGTTGATCCTAATATCTGTTGTGTAAATGTATATAATTCATATCCTCTTCGCCATCTTGTCCATAAGGAATCTTGATTATAAAACTTAACTTCACTTTCTAAAGCATAACCATCAGATCCTCTTGGGTAAACACTAGGCTCTTTTGGTTTATTTTCAAATTTTTTAAATTTTTTCTTAAAATCAAAATTTGATGATTTATCAAACCCTTTGATTTCGAATGCCATTGTGTTTAGTAGAAACCACCTTGAACATTACAATAGAAACCATTTGTTAAAGCAGTTGCCCCACTAGCAGCTACGTACAAAGCCTGTCCTCTCTTTAACATTAATCCTCTTTGTTTAGGTGCTACTTCGTTATTTGCACTAACAAAGTTAGCTCCAGCTTGAACTGTAGGATGATTTATTAAAGGTAATATTTCATTCAAAGTTAAACTATAAGTCTGTTGACTAGAATCAACACTTGCAACAAATAAAGGAAAAAATTGATTTATATTGGTTATGGACCCAGAATTAACAAGATAAAAACAAAAATCAGTAGGTAAGGATATATTTACATTTCCTGTAATTGTTCCAGATACAGAAGGAACATCAACATCAAATGTTGTTGAAGTAAAGTTTGTTGTGTTTTTTACTTCGAAAGTATCATCTTTGGGGACAGTTCCTGAACTATATGTAGAGAAATCTAAAAATACATTCTGACCTATTTCTAAATTATGACCAGCAGCTAAAGTTACTGTACAAGTAGTACTGTTTGCAGAATATGTACCAGCTGAAACAGTAACAGCATCTGTTGCCTGTATTACTCTTTTTGTGTATCTAAAAAATATCTCATCTATATATGCTCCACTAATTGCAGTATCTGTTAAAGCTGAGTCAACATCAAATACTTTTGTAGCATTACCAACCGCTGTAGGAATTAAACTTGTTAAAAAGGATTGACCTGATGAGACCGTGCATAATGTGGAGGCGGTTGCTGGACGATCCACCATTAACGGTTGTTTGTTTGAACTACTGCTTGACACTTTTACTTTCTTAGAGGCTTAGTTTAATTATATAGGAAGGTTTTTTTCCTATTTTTTTTCTTTTTTACTTCTAGCTTTATCTAAAGCTTCTTTACGTTTTTCTTTATCAGACATGTCTTTCCCACTACCATCTTCTTTCTTTTTATTCTTGTTCTTAAAATATTCAAGAAGTTGAGGGGGCATTTTTCCTTTAGCCATCATTTTGCTCCATTCTAGATACAGGTACGGAAGATACAAAACGATCAGGTAAATAATCTCCTCGCACGGTAGGTTTACGCATGTAATCCCTTTCCGAAGTGAAAATATCTACTCTCCGATCTCCTGCCATTCTAGTACGACCTCTACTTTGCTCAAAAGGGTTAGCCTGACCTCTTTCTCCTTGTCCATAAATATTTTTATCTCGCCTCAAGCCTAGTGTATAACCAAGAGCTGTTGTAGGTAAAACAGACATTTATAAAGCAGCTAAGCTAAATGTTACTGTCGCAGAATTATCTCCTCCAGATTCACTTACAAATACAGGTTTTATAAATTTTACTGGTCTTCCAGAAACACTATATGAAAAAGAACCATTAGTAGTTATTGTTTGAGCTGCAATGATTGGTGCATAATTAGTTCCATCAATACTTCCATCTAAACGTACAATCACATTTGTATCTATCTCAGCTACAGTTACAATCAAAGTATAATTCTCTGTAGCAAAGAAGTTATTTTCAACCACTTGTAATACTGAACCATCACCAGGTGCAGTTAAAGTTGTATCATTTAAAAATATTGTGTCTTGAAAATGGTTTAATGCCATTGTAAATTTACATTCCTTTTCTTAAGAATAACAGGGGGAAATGTTCTTACCGATGATTTGTTTCTAAAAATAAACGTGTTCCTACAGCTACATCAGCTGGTCCTGGAAGAGCTTGTATAAACTCTGCACCTTCTCTATTAAATCGATATCTAGCCTGTTCTGGATTGCGATAATTAGGAACATATAAATGCATTGCTAAACGATCAGTCTCATAGATGTATATTTCTGTCCAAGTCTTTAATGTCTCACGAAAGTCTGAAGTTGAAACTGTACGGTCAACATCTCCAAGAATACTTTCTATTCTATTTTTTGGAATTGTATTGTTATTAATACTTCCAGTCATATCTGTTCTTTTCTCTGCCTCATCACATCTACTAATCTGCTCAACAATCTTACTTACCCAGAAAGAATCCTGAACATTATTAACTGCTTCTTCAAGTCTAGCTTGATCACCAGCTGGTATAGAAGTTAAGTTATAACCTAAATGCCAACGTATTTTTGATTGTACAAAGGTATCGAGCTTCATTCAAACAAGTAAAATTTACCTGATATTAGTCTACTCTTACTAAGTTCTCACCAAAAATTGCATCCCAATCAATTCTTTTAATTCCTTTTAATTGTTCAAGTTTTGTATATCTTTCTCCAGTCATTGTTGTTTGCAAATCTTTAATATCTCTAGCAGTTTTTAAACCCACTCCCGGTAATGTATCTGCAATTTGTCGAGCACTTGCAGTATTAATATTTAAACGTCTATCCACTGGGAAAGTTTCTCTACTTGTTGGTTTTGCAGTCTTATCTCCAGTTGCCTGTAATTCTGCAGTGAGTCTTTCTTCTGTTTTAATTTTTTCATTTGTAGCTTCTAAATGGGGAATTAAATCATCTTCATGGACATAATCCACTTCGTCATTAGCATTCATGACCATGTAAACTCCATCACCATGTTGAGATATCTTTTCAACTAGTCCGCCTGTTACTTTGTGTTGATATAGCATAATAAAAAATGTTTTCCTAAATTTAGCTTACCCTAATTAACTTTTATTGACAATGAAAAAGCGAGCCATGAAGACTCGCCATTTCAATCTAATCCTTAAAATATGAATTAAGAATCTGTTCCGCCTACTTGTGAAGCAAAGTCCACGAAAGAAGAAACGTCACTCCAAGATACAGCTGCTGCTGGACGTAAGTAATTAACTCTACATACGATGTAAGCTGCTTTACCAGCAGTTGAATCGTCAGATGAGATAAATACACCATCACCATTAACTGAAGTACCTGTAATAGCGTTGACATTATAAACTTTAAAAGTTGTGTCTGCTGTTACTTTGTACATCATGGAGTTTGCTGCATCCGCTGCTGCTATTGAGCTAGATACACTAGTCCAGAATGGTACGTCACCTGTTGTTGTATCTGATGCACCCTGAGAAAATAGTGAGTTAGCTGCTGTTAGAGAGCTAGAAGCTGCTGCTAAACCATTTAACTGTGTTGAAGGAACACCAAGAGGTGCACCACTATTATCAGGACCAAGAAGTAGCAGTTCGCTAGTTGTACCACCGAGATCTGCTGTTATTGGAGATGCTGGGAAAGAGGGAAGTCCACCTGAAGGGACATCCTGTGCAATAGCTATAGAAGCTCCATAAACATATGCAGGTCTAGCTGCATCTGCTTTAACTACTAAACTTGTGCGGTCATCTCTTACCCTGTCACCTACTCTTCTATCTGGAGAAGGTACGGTGATACTAAAACTCTTGAAACTAGCTTTATCAGCTGATAAGTTAGTTACTTTTACATAACCAATTTGTTCAAAAGCTTCAATTCCAGGCCAACCAAGTACACCCTCATGGTTAAATGCGGATAACTTGTTGATCTGATTACCAGGTTGCAGGATTGCACCTGCGTCACTCTTGTAAGTTGCCATTAGATAATACCTCCTATTACTCTGTAATTGTGAAGGCAGTGGTAATGAAGTCCTTATTCAAGTTCGCAAAACCAGCATATAACTGCCAGATGAGAATAATGAATCTGCTGAAGTCGTCATTATTATTAATTAAAACTTGAGCGTTAGGACCACCGATACCAACACCGATAGCTTGAGGACCAAAGAATAGTCCTGCAGGAGTTGTCTTTGAAACAGCTCCGTTACCATCTCCAATATCGACCGTAATTGTCTTAGATGGGAAGTTGGTAGATTCAAAGAATCTAACTCCTTCAAATACGAATCCAGAAGGCATAACTGGCTCACCAGCTACGAACTGAGCTTGTCCATACTGTCCACCAGCATAGATTGCTTGGTTAGGACCACCGGCACCCATTAAAGGTGAACCTTGTCCCATTCCTGGATATCTGGCTACCTCACGGAAGCCTTGATCTGCTCTGAGATCCTTCATTAGTGAAGGGTCAGCTATACAACGATAGTAACCATCACCAAATACTGGTACATGACGCTTTCTTAAACTCTTAACAACCTCAAGAAGGTCGGTCTTAACATTGAACTTAAAACGCTCAGAAGCATATTCTGTAGCAGAGTAAGCATTCAATGTTGTTGAGTTGGATTTTGTCTTACCATTTGGATAGTAGTAACCACCCTGTGTATCAGATGCAGCACCACGAGATTCAGATTTGAATAATTCATCAATGAATACTCTGTCTCTCCACCTTCTATAATCGTCTAATAAAGTCAGTGAGCCAATCGACTGGTGAAACATATTAAGGTTTCCAGTGTCAAGCAGCAAACGCTGAGCTGTCATTAGAGTTTCTCTAGCAATTTTAAATGTGCTAGGAAGAGTTGTATTATTAGGGTCAGCTGGACCTGTATACTCTCTAAGAGATACAAGTACCTTGTCCTTCACGATAGATCTGCTGTTAGCAGTTCCAATGGTTTGATCCTGAGTTCTTTCTCTCGAAGTCTTCGTGCCAGGGTTTCCAAAGAAACGGTATCTATCTAGTTGAACGGTCTGCCCTGGCTGCTTAGTGAAGTCATGCACTACCACAGGCTCGGAAGCCATTTCAACGATATACGCTGGATGAGGTCTGTATAACTCGGCACCAAGCAGCTTCGGAAAATCGTTATCTATAAACATTTTTAGAAGTCAGCTAGGTTTGCTGATAACGAACACGGAATTGTGTTCTTTTGAAACTGGAAAATAAATCCCATTAGATACAATTATAAATTGACTTAATATTCTACTTATTTAAGTTTCTGGATTTATTACTGATTGAGTCGTAGTTCCATTTAACATATTTCCTAGAGAATAAGTAGAAGGAGGTACAGTTCCTATTCTTCCCATTGGATTGATATAACCGTCTTCTGGTTGTAGATCGGGCTGAGACATTTCAGCCATTTGCTTTTCAAGAGCCATCATTCTCATAGCATCTTCTGCCATTTTTTTAGCTTTTTTGTGTTTCATTTACTTCTTGTCTTTTTCTAATTCTAATGGAGGCTGACCTACAGGAAGTTGACTTAATCCTGCTGCAGGTAGATATTGTGCTAAAAACATTTGTTCTTGAGACATGATCATATCTTGTGTTTGTTGAGCACCTATTATATTTCTTGTAGCAAGCAACCCATTTGATGGTAAGGGAGATCCTGGTAAATTTAATTTCACATATGATGCATCTAAATCAGAAGGCATAGCAGCCGCTTCTCCTATTCTTGTATCTCCCTGTCTCATTCGTATACTTTCATACTCATCTATATTTCCAGACATTACTTGTCTTTGAACATCGGCACCACCAAATCCCATTAACTGAGGAGAACCAATAGCTCCACCTGCAGTCCCTAAACCCGATAAAAATTGATCAGTTTTTTCAGTTGTGCTTTTTTTCTTTTTCATATCAAAAAATAAAATGGGGTGGAAGTCCACCCCTTTTAGCTTTACTCCATTACAAGAAGTTTCTGACGGAATACTTCAGGATTTTGCTGAGCAGCATTTAGATATCTCCATGCATTTTGTGGATCATTATCTGCAGCTCCTCCGAAGTCCTTCCAGAAGTCACCAGCATCAGCTGGAGCTTGTGGAGCTGGAGGTACAGGCATATCTGGTCTTACAGGAGCCTGAGTCTGTGCATTCTGGAACTGTTGACCTGCATATGTAGGAGCTTTTTGAGCAGTATAAGCTGGTGTCTCCTCTTCTACTGGATATGGACCATTTTTTCCAAAGAACTCACAAGTGTAATCAGCTAAAACGTCTGGATCTGTCAAGATCTGTTCGTAAGCTTTATGCTCTTGAGACATTTCCTGTAATAAACCAACAGCTTCTTGTAGTTGCTGATTTGTTTGTATTAATGAATCTTCAATCTGACAAGCATAGTTATTTAAAACTGCAGGAGCATCAGCACCAAAGTGATTAATTACTTCAAGACTTGCCTCGCTTACTCCGTTTGCTAGGAGCTGCTGGTCTGTTATCTCTGGAGAAGTTTGGGAATAACTGTTGGAGTATGCCTGGTTGCTGTTGTTCGAAGGCGTATAAGTCTGCTGAGCCGGATTGCTGTACTGGGTTGTTTGTTGGTATCCGTAATTGCCCTGGTCTACTGCTGGTGTCGCTTGAGACTGTTGACCCTGGAACGGGAATTGGACTGGTGAACTCAGGAGCCCTACCACCTTCGTAAACGCTTCCTTGTAAGGGTTCTCCGCTTGTGGAGTCGCCTGTGGTACTTGGGGGCTGTACGCTGTAGGGGTTGATTGGTAACCCTGAACCCCCATCTGGGCTTGCACTTGTGGTGCTGGTGCCACCTGTGCTGTTGTCGGTGCTACCCATTGGGGGGAAGTCCCTACGGAAGGTGCTTGGGCTGCTGTCTGAGGAGCCACGTAGCTGGTCTGTGGGGTCTGGGATACTTGGGGTGCTGATTGGGTCTGAGCTGCGGTAGCGTCCTGCATAAGTTACCTCTTTCTGTAATGATTCTAATGTTCTGTATAAAAATGGAGTTAGATCAAGACGAGGATCTGCGGCCATTGGTAGGTTAGGCTGCTGAGGGTGTGGAGTCCTCATTTCTTGATTGATTAAGTCAATAAATGATGAATACGCCCTTTGTACTTCTCCAACCATTCTGAATGGAAAACCGGAAAGCATTCCAGCAATTTCGTCATCAGTTTTAGAAGGAAATAAATACTTCAGTGCTTCTATACTATCAACCCCCAATTCTTGAAGGTTTCTAGTAAATATGGATTGGTTTAATTTATCCTGTGCTGTATCTTCATATACAGGACCCATCCATCTCCAAACTACCGTTCTATCTCCATCAGGAGCAAGTCCTACAACTCCATCTGGAATCTCTTGTGTTTCTATAGCTTCTTGAACTGCTGCCTGTAATTTTTGTTCATATTTTGCTTTTTGTTTTTCAAATTTTTCTACTTGTTTTGAATCTTCTATATTCTCTGGAGGAACAGGTAATTTTAATCCTGCAGCAAAAGCTAGTGATTTTCTGAAAATTTGCTCTTCGTGAAAAATCATTAATTCAAAGCATTTGCAAATTCCATAGGTATAAAGCTGCAAACATTTCTTTTTAGCTGTAGCACTAACTCGACCATATGCAGATTTGATTTCAGTTGCTGTTACGTTAGTAATGCTGAGATCGTCAATACCTCCAAGAGCTAATCTAATTTCACTTCTTAATTGTTCTGTATATCTAGCTTGGTCTGAACCAACAGGATTAGGAGTTATGAATCCTACACGATCTGAAGGTTCTAAATTAGCAATAACTCTTGGAACTCTCATTCCACTACCTGGTTTTCCAGCATATCCAGGCTGTTGTCTTGTTATTGGATCTTGTTTATAAGTAGAACTAAATAAATCAACATTTGAACCAAAACCAGACTGACTGGATATACTTGGTCTTTGTGCATTTTCAGAGTCGCTTTCTACAATATCTTGTTTTGGTCTAGATGATAGAAGAGTTGGATTACCAAAAAATGATAAATTTGCTCTAATATTTTTTACCATCTCATCGTGAGCAACAATTTGATTTGATAAGAAATCAAACTCACCTGATCCATCAGTTCCAAAAGCATCCGGATTATTAAATACTTCTACACATGGAATAAATTCCATAGTATTTTCTACAACTTTTTTATCAAAAGTCGCAAAATTTACATTTTCTTGATCAAATTTTATTTCTTGTTCGCTATGGGATTCTTCTACTTCTTTTGCAGTTATTTTTAATCTCATATATCTTTTATCTGTGTTCAATCCAACCCCAGAAAATCCTTTAGATGATTTGACCTTATAAGGATAAATAATAATTACTTCTTCTAATTCTCCTTCTGGAGTGTAATAAGTTCTATAAGAATCTTTATTAAACCAATAAAGCCTATAAGATTTTTCTGTTGGTCTTATATAAAATAATCCTTTTCCATAAACTAAAAATCTATCCCATATAGCATCCAATCTGGCATCTAATTGATTAAATTTAATTACTTGTTGAACAAAGTCAAATCTTTGAGTTCCGAGATTATCTTGAAATGGATAATATTCAACACCTTGTCTAATCCCAAACATCTTCATTTGAGATAAATGAGAACTAATTAGCATGGTGTCTGCAGTTCCCTTACCGTCTTTAGTAATGACGGATTTAATCATATCGTCTAGAACTGATTTGCTATTACTTTCACTCATTAGATTAAGAACCTAGTTTACTGATCAATGGTGTATCCAGCGTGAACACGTTTCAATGTGATCACATCTCCCTCACATTCTACTTCAAACCTTTCGTTAGGTTCAAGTGCCAAATCGTGGCATAGCTCATCAGGAAGAGGAATTACAGCAGATCCATAAGCATCTTGCTCTAATTCAATTTTGTAATACGTTGGTGCCATTGTTTGTTAATACTAATAGTTTAGTTGGTCAATACTCTAACTCAAGTTTTCCACGAGTCATTAATCCATTACATAGCCACACTAAGGCATCTACGCAATCATCATGTGAACTAACTCCAAAATTTATAATCTCATCAGTCAAATGAGTCATCTTTCTAAACTTATTAAAAGTAATCTTTCTTTGTTCGAAAAGTCCCATAATTCCTCTAAATCTTGCTACTTTATCTCCACGGAACCCTTTTACAGGATGCCAAATTAAATTATATAAACCTTGATCCTGTAAACATATTCTTTTAAAATCAGCTTCTAATGAAGCTTGATATGCAACTGCTTCTGACCATACATCTATGGAACTACCTGTAGGAAAATAATTTTTGCCATCTTTATGAATAATTCCCCATTCTTCCATCATTTCCATTAAAAGTTCTAATTTTTCTAAATTTCCCATAACTCTTACTCTTTTGCAATCAATGATATGAATTTTATCTTTTATTCTTCCACCCATTACAAAAACTGTGTAATCATTTTGTTCTCTAATACCAGCAGATAAATCAACACCAACTCCTAAAGAATCAAATTCTGTTGAAATAGCTCCTTTAACAATCAGATCTGGAGAAAGAGATAATTCACTTGTTTGTACAATTTGATTTTGATACTGAAAACTAAAAGCTACTGGAGCTATTCTTCTTCTGTCACTTAGATATTCAAGTGACCACATATCCGGCCAGTAAGATATTTCATCTCCTTCTTTATCAACTGTGATAGCAGATTGCACTATTTGTTTCCAACCACTTGAAGGTAAGAATGTTGTGTTATGAATATCATCATGTCTAAATCTGGTGCCTAAACAAATAGCCCTTGCACCTTCAAACATAGTTGGAACAATAACTGCATTCCAGTTATCTTCCATAGCCTGTCGTATGTCCTTATTTTTAATATCATCAGCACTTTTTATCGCATCATCAATTATACAAAGATGAGATCTTTTTGATGTAACAGCACCTTTTAATCCTGCACAACAAACAGTAAACTCTTCTTCACCAGTAGATTTTATTCCAGCAAATTTCCAGTCAATGCTCCAATACTCATTGGAATTTATACCTTTTGCAATTTTTACTGTAGGGAAAATTTCTTTGTAAATTTTACTTTCTTCTATAATTCTTTTTATTGCAGCACTCTTTGGTCTAGCCACATCAACTGTATAAGAAATATATAAAATTTTTAAAGGTAATTTATGTGTAGCATGTAAGCCTATTGCCCATGCGGTATATAAACCTAATACAGTAGATTTAGCAGATCCTCTAGGAGCCAGTATGTCAATATTAGGACCAGCGATACTTTTAAGACATTCACTATCATCTCCTGTACATAAATATTTGTGCCATTCTAAATGATGCTTAGCTGGTGGTTTCCCCCCTACAACATCACAAAAATAGGCAAAATCTTTTCTAGCTCTTTCTACATCAACATTAGAAGTTTTCTTGACTACTTGCTGTTTTGCAGCTGCTCTTGCGGTACGTCTATAGACGCTATAAATACTAGTTCCTGCCATGAACGTAGCATAGCGTATTTTGTCTTAAGATTCTTCCTGAAGTATTTTTGTCCATACTCCCATAGAAGCTTCTTGTAAAGGACCTTCTATTGGATCATCTCTAAAAATCGATAACATTTCTCTTAATGCTCTATCAGCTCCAGCAAGAATTAAACCTTGTTTATCCATAAGAACTTTTTTATCATCAATTTGTTTTATTGCTCCACGTAATTCTTTTTGTAGCATTGCAATTCTGGCAGCACCCATATCTTGCTTTACCAACCCCATATCAATAGCTTGTCTCAGTTTTGAGATATCTTCACGCATATTATCTATTTCTCCTTCTAAAACTTGATTAAAATTTCTTTTTTTAAATTCTTTTTCTGACCACTCTTTACATTCCACTATCGTCCCTTGGAACCCCAAAAATCTAGAAAATAAATATATCTGTACTGGAGAAGCTGTCTTTTTACAAAATTCAAGAAAGGATTCGCGATCTTTGTTATTTAAAGATTGAACCCATTTCTTCATACTCTATAAGAACCTCTTGCTTGTTCGTAATCTCTATTCTCTTTATAGCGTCTAAACATCTCTTGTTGCAAGTCTGTTCTTCTTTGTTCTTGAGCAGACCTACTTATAGTTCCCCTTTGTTCTTGACCTGTTCGAGTTATAGTAGCACGATCCTCTTGTCCGGTTACCCTCGTTCCGGCTCTTTGCTCTTGACCTGTAACTCTTAAACCAGCTCTTTGTTCTTGTCCAGTAACTCTCGTTCCAGCTCTCTGCTCCTGGCCCGTGACTCTCGTTCCAGCTCTCTGCTCCTGACCAGTTACTCTTGTACCGGCTCTTTGCTCTTGACCTGTGACTCTCGTTCCGGCTCTTTGCTCTTGTCCAGATACTCTCATTCCAGCACGATCCTCTTGTCCAACTACTCTTGTTCCAGCTCTCTGCTGCCTACCAGTTTCTCTTGTACCTGCACGATCTTGTAGCCCTGTTTCTCTAATACCGGCTCTTTGTTCTAAACCTCTTCTTTGTTCAGTTAAACGTGTTTGAGATCCTTCTGTTCTTCTAAGATCTCTTGTCTCTGTACCAGTAGTTCTTATCGCTGCTCTTTCTTGTAATCCCCTTTGTCCTATTTGTCTTTCCTGACCTCTTAAGAACTGAGCTTGAGTAGCTCTTTCTTGTCTACCTTCTTCTCCCCTAGTAGCCCTATTTTCTTGACCAGTTACACGAACAAGACCCCTATCCTGTACCCCTGCTGTTTCTAAACCTTTTCTATACTGTAAACCTGTTTCTGCAGTCTGCATACGATTCTCTTGACCTTGTGTTCTTGCTGTCTTTCTTGTTTGTTCACCTGCTGTTATCGTTGATAATCTATTTTCTGCTCCTGTTCCTCTTACTCTTCTAAGATCTTGACCAGTAAAAAATTCTGCGTTAGTTCTATCTAATTCTGCTCCTAACTCCATATTCAATCTAGCTTGTTTTGCAGCTTGTTCACTCAAGGCAGTCTGTGTATCTAAAGATTGATCAGGAACCTGAGTAAGTTCGGTTTTCTTAGCACTAGCTGGTGCTGTAACAATATTTGGTGGTGGAGTAGAGCCGCTTCCCATTCTTTTTAAAAAAACTATTATTTAAATTCTAGATCAACCAACTCTTATGTTAATTGACCAAACCTACGTTGCAATCCAACACCGGCCATTCTTGCAGCAGTATCACCTTGATTTGCAATGCTATTTCTCAAATTTGCAGTAGCTATAGCAGACTCTCCAAGTCTGTTTTGAACTGCATCAGGAAAACCTTGTTGGATTAACTTTGCTTTATTAAGTTGATCTTGTTTAAATGTAGAAAGATCTTTTTGAACGTCTAAATAAAAAGGAAGTTGACTACGCATCGCAGCATATTCCATTGCCACATCTGCTGCTTTACCTTTTCTATCCATTTCATCTGTAGCTTTTTTATATTGCAATTCATAATCAAGAAGTTTATCTAAATTCCCGTATGGATCAAAATTTTCTTTTTCTGTTTTTACCCTATCAGCTTCAGCTAATCTTTCTGTAATACTTGTTGGTAAATAATAATCTTGAGGTCTAGTTTTTCCTGTAAAATTTCCTAAAAAATTATCAATTTTTCCAAATATTGATTGACTTGGTACAGTCTGTAAATAATCTTTATCTAGTCCAAGTTCCTTTAGTGCAGCGTCCCTAGCTCTTGGGGTAGTTTTTAAATTTTGATCTTTTAAATATTGATCGAGTCTGTAATCAACAAACTTGTTACCACCTACTTTACTAGTATCAATACCTTTTAAATCAAACGGATGATTTGTCATCTTAATAAATGTACTGAGTTGTTAAAGCTTGACCAGCTTGTTGTGCAGCTGTTGTTCCCAATTGTCTTGCAGCTTGAGCCATTCCTTGAGTCAATGCTGCATTAGTTTGAATGTTCTGAGCAATTCCTCTAGAAGCCATACTTCTTGCAAAATCATCTTTCTTAGCTTGTTCAGCAAACTTACGTACTGTAGGAAGAACAATGTTCTGTGCATCTCTTAAAGCTTCAGCATCTTTTTGAGTTCTAAGTCTTCTACCGGCATCTAGACCTAATGGACTCACAACATCAAGGGGTGATCCTGTTGGACCAATCATTCCATAAGGACCCATCCCTGGTGGTAAAGGAACTCCTCCCATACCTTCATTTCCAATTGTTCCATATCCTGCTAATCCAGCAGCTCCACTAGCAACATTCTTAGCTGGCCCACCTAAAATATTAGCTGTTGATCCTCCAGCAAGGGCACCTATTCCTAATGGTATACCTACTGAGGCAAGACCTTGTAAAGCTTGGGCTCCTTGAGTTCCTGCTAAACCTCTTTTTGCTGCTTGTGAAAAAATTGCTTTATTTGCTGCAGATGTTCCCATTCCAGCTGCAGAACCTAAACCTAAAGTACCTAAAGCTCCTAATCCACCACCAACTACTGCTCCTCCTAAATCTCCTCTCATCAATGAAGGGGCTGCACCTGCAGTAATACCAGCTGCTCTAAGAAGTGCTGGTAATTTAGCTGCACTACCTGCTTTTATAAGAAAAGGCAAAAGTTTACCGGCTAATGGTACTGCTGCTGCTCCGATCATTTTCTTTCTCTAAGAATTCTTGTTAGCAATATTCTAAATTAACTATTCTTTGACTTTAAATATTTCTTCTCTATCCAAAAAATCCACTGACACCTCCAATTGCTGCCCCTAATCCACCACCTGATAAAAATCCACCTGCAGCTCCTTTTAAAGCTCCTCCGATTCCACCACTACCTTTCTGACCTGCTATATACATTGGTTGCTGTAAACCCCCACCTTGACTTGCAGCCATTCTTAATCCACCACCTAGATTCTGAACACCTACACCTCCTCCTAATCTTGAAGCAACTAAGTCAGCAATCATTTCTTGGGAACTTTTTTCTTCTGGTCGATATGATTTATATATTCCTTCAGCAATCTTACTTGCTGTGCTATCTTCATCAGGTTTTTGTAATTTGAAATTTAAAAAGTCATTAACTCTATCACCAAGAGATTTTTCTGTGTTTGGTTTAAATATATTTTGATAGTCTCCAAAATCACCATATCTATTTGAGGTCAAACTACCTTCATCGTAAAAAAATGGAATTTTTGTATCCACTTTATCAAACATTCCAGTAGGATTAAAACCTTTATCAAATGCTGATCCCCTAACTCCTCTAGTCATAGTATTAATCCTTTTTTAAAATTATAAAATTACTATGCACGAAGTCCTGTTCCATATAAGCTTCTAGCTATACCTAATACTTCTCTATTTGTTATTTCTCCAGCATCTGTATATAAACGCTCGGCTTCAGCTCTATCTCTAAGAACATCAGATCTTTGAGTCATATTCATTAATGATCCAGGATATTGTGCTCCAGGAATTCTTGATTCGGCTCTTGCCTGTACTAATTGCATGTCATGCTGAAACTTTTGATTCTGTAATTGCTGTTGCATCATAAATTTATCCATTTCTGAATTACCTGTATTACCTGACATTGGTTGTGAATACTCAGACTGCTGATCCATTATTCCAGCTGCTGCAAGACCAGTGCCAATAACTGCTCCTTGACCTATCAAACGTCCAGCTGTAGGAATAGAAGATTTAGCTCCTTCTCTTAGTAACATAGGTACTTCACTTCCTGTTTTACCAACGAGTTGCGGAGCAAATTTAGCTTTTCCTGCTTTTAAAGCAGTTGTTGCTAGATTTTGTCCTACATTCCCACCTAAACGCAAAGCATCATCAAGATAAGAACCTAATGCAGTTCCAGCTGTTCTTAAAAAAGTTTTTGCTAACTGTCTTTGCATTACACTGCCACCGAGTTACTTGGGAATCTACCATTAACATTTCCATCTGCCTCTGCACTACCGCTTACTGCAGGTGATGAAGACAACTGAGATAATCTCTCTGGTTTTACTATTCTATCAGGCTCAACCAATCCTTTCCCTTCAGTTGTATTAGGTCCGTATATTCCATCATATTTACTCATGAAGGAGTCAACTCGTGCAGATATATTAGGATCACTGAAAGTATTACCTCCAAAATTCTGCAAGAAATCTATCTTAGCCTGTGCATCTTGAGCTGAATTAAATGGAAATTCTTTATAAAAGTCATCACTTCTTATATTTGTATCAAACTTACCTTGAAACGGATCTGGATTAAAAATATCTTGTTTAGCTCTTGACTCTTTTGGTCCTGTAATAAATTTTGCAATAGGTTTTCCTTCCTTAACTGCCTTTTCAGCTGGGGAATTTAATCTTCTATTTAAGTTAGTAACAACGACCATACTTAAGATTCAAAAAGTGCCTTCTCTAATTGTGCAACAAGTAAATCATCTACTTTGTTACCAGTTTTAGCGGATGCTTTTTTTAAAATTGAAATTACGAATTTCTTTATAAGATCATCTAGATCTTCAGGAATTTTATCAACTGCTTTGTTGATTACGTTAATTGCGATTGGTAATAAAAACTTAGTCATGATTTTTTTTGTTAATACTTATAATTTAGCAAAGGTTTATTGATCTATACCAAAAGCCATTCCTGATCCATCTTTTATAGATTTTTTAGCAAGATTAAATAACTTTCCAAAAGATTCTTCTTTCAAAGAGTCATCCTCAGCCATCATGCCTAAAGATACAGCCATTGGACTACTTAGCTGAACATTATAAGGGCTTGTTCCTCCTTCTTTTTTACTAATATTAAAAGTAGCTGTAGGAGCCTTATCTGCTGATGAATCTAAAGACATTGACTCTACAAATGAGCTAGGTTTATTAGGCATAATTTTATTGGTAAATGCATCTACTTTTTGAGTAGTTGTTGGGACAATAATATCATCTAATTCATATGAATCACTAGTAGGCAGGCTATCTTGATCTTTAAAAACAGGATGTCCATAATTAACCTCATATCCTGCAGGTACTTTATTAAATAAACTTGGGTCCATTCTATTTCCAGCATTTGAATGATGACTAGGATCATCAAAAGCAGGATTAGTCATTCTTACTTGTTTTTCACTAGGAGTGAGATCTTTAGTTCTCTCTTGAGCATCTAACCTTCTCATTTCTCTATAATGATCTTCTAAATTTGTAGTTGATCCAGTATTAGTACCACTAGGAAGATTTATATCGTCTTCTCCACCTGGTAAGTCAGGATGGTCAATTAATGGTGAATTACCTAGAGTTGGGTCTCCTGACTCATCTCCACTTAAGTAAAATCTTTCTTTTTTATCTCTATCTTGCATTGCTGCAAGTAAAGCTACGTCTAGTTTTGATCCTTCATCCGTACCTCCCATTTTATTTAAAAAGTTTTGAACTTTATTTGATGTAGCACCAGAACCAACCACTTCTTCTTTTACACCCTTAATGATATTAATTTCATTACCTGACTCAGAAAGTCCACTTCCAACTACTGGTGTTGCTGCATGAAGAGCTCCTGTAGTAGGTATTTGTGTAGGTCTAAACATAGACATAGGCATACTATCCTGAGACTCACTTAAAACTTCTGCGACATTAGGAGTTTTATCTTCTATCTGTGATCCCTGTGTTATTTTTTGATCAATAATGTTTGATGCAGTCTGATTTGGTACATAATCTTGCTTATAAGCATCAGCAGTTGTTGGTTGTTGTGTATTTAAATCGGTTTTTACAACTCCACCTGCAGCTCTTCGATCCATTATTTCTATTCTATTTGCTTGCTTTTGAGCCTCTGCTTCCATTTCTAGTCTTATTTTTGCCATTGCAGGTGTATCTGCCTGTTGCTCAGGAGATTCAGGAACTGTTGCCATTTCAGCATCTGTTTTAGATTGCTCATTCCGTAATTGTTCTTGCATTCTTGCTTGTTCTGCCATACTTTCAGCAACCATCGGTGCTCCTATAGCCATAACAGCAGTTTTTCCAATATTTTTTACTAAATTCCCTGTTTTTTCTAATAAATTTGGTTTTCTTGCAAAATTTTTGGTAAATTCAAATACTTCAGGAGCCATTTGCATGCGAGACATAGCATCAGAAGGCATTGGAGCACCAGTCATCCGGGAATATAGTTCAAAATCTCGTGGCGAAACAGGCATTATCAAAAATCATGGCATTTATAGAACTAATTTTAAGTTCTATACATTCGCCCCCTAGAACGCCTTAAAAAAGGTCAATTTGGGGTAAAAAAAATTGCAGGTATCAGGCGAAGCCTTACAAAATGTTACAG